AATGGTGGTGATCTAGGTGGGGGAAGTGAAACATTTGTGGTGGAACAAAAGTAGAAGAGCGCAGACCAATGAAGATTATGAAACTTGGGTGGAAGGCGGCGTTGTGCCTACTCTAAACGCATTTGATAATGGAGATACAAGAGCTACTACTATTATATTCTATGGCAATAGAGTTGCTGATATAAGATTACAAGATGATAAGATCAATACCTTACAAGCAAGGATGGGAACAGGTGGAAACAATATGCCAATGGTAGCTACTACTCAGGTGCGTAGACTTACACCGCTTGAGTGTGAAAGATTACAGGGATTCCCTGATGGCTGGAATCTAAGTCTTGACCGGTTCTTACCTTTCTCTCCGGTCATAATAAAGAGAGTCTTGCTACCCTTCCAGCAAGGCTCTCTACTTTTTTCTAATCCAATACTGTGAGTTAATAACTAGCGTATCTATATTATCTTTATGGTGATCAACAAATAATAATATGCCAGGGCGAGGTGTCTTAGATGGTGGAAGATCTCTTCCCCAAGTGTAATCATCAAAGGCCATAACACCACCAGTTTTTAGCAGAGGCCAACTAAGTTCTGCATCCATCAACACAGCTACGCTTGTGTGGTCTGCATCAACATAAATAAAATCAAATGACTCTTTGAAATTATCTTGTTGTCTAATCAAGTATGAGGTGGTATCACTAACCACAGATACAACTGATAGGTCTTTTACCTTCTCCTTGTATACCCTCTGGACATCGCTAAAGTCCATCTCGGCGTGGCTTTTCTCATCACTTCCACCCCAAGTATCAACATCAATTAACTTAGATGTATCATCAGTTAAGATGTTATTGCATAACCAAACTGTTGCATCTCCAGTAAATACACCAAGCTGTAAGAAGCGTAGGTTAGGTTTACCTTTATACTCAGCAAGGTAAGTATTAAAATTATCTTGTGCAGTTTGTGCAAACCAATTAGGATACTCAGCCATTACTTATCCGTACTGTAGAAGCCACTACCTTTGAAGGTAATAGAAGGTGCAGACCAAACTCTGCTAGTAGTTTGTTGACAACAGATAGGTGTCTCTTCAATACCAAAGATAGGTCTTTCAATAGAGATCACACCATTACATACATTCTAATACCTGCTGCCATAATTAAACCCTGATACTTACTCTCCTCAATAAGTAGATCAGGGTAGTGAGTCTTGCGAGACTTGAGTTCTATAAACATCTTAGCCTCTAAAGATATACAATCCCAGTTGTCAAACTCTTCAGACTTTTCTAAATCTGAGTAGTAAAACTCCTTGAGATAGTCAAAAAGTTCCGGTTCTTTTAACTCTACGACCAAGGAGTTTCACCACCCAATTTGTTTTGTAATCTACGCAAAGCAGAGGTAGACCTGCGATCAGCAGTAGATGTAGCACACTCTAAATACTGTGCTACTTGGTTTAAAGTAAAGCCATCGTGGTATCTCATCTGAAGTATGGTCTTATCCTCTTGATCTAACTTCAGGTATGCCTTCTTAATATCTATTAGGATAGCTAATAGGTTGCCACCCTCTGCAGGAGTTGACTGTCTACGAGGTGTGCCATCGTTGATCATCTCCTGTGCTTGCTCTAATACTGTGCCATTAACAATAGATGCAATAACAAATGGAATTAGTTGAGCGATAAGTGTTGTATCGTAGAAGGCCTCATCACCTACCTTGTATCCAGCCTTGCGAGCCTTCTCTCTACGAGCATATCTTTCTGCAACCCTACGCATTTGGTAGGCGATACGCCTCTCATTCTGCTCAAAGCTCTTGTCTTATATCTTCGGTGTCAACCCATCCTTTAAACTTACGAACAATAACGTAAGTAACTGATGGTACTAACTGATATAAAGTCGGATGTAACTCTGGACTCATTCACAATCCAGTGTCTGTACCTCAGGCCAGTTGTTATCCAATACCATAATTGCAATAGCTGAATAGTTAAGTAGATCAATAAAAGAATCTCGTAATGATTCATTACTTGGTTTAACTTTAGAGTCTACTAAATTATTTATGCGGGCTATCTTGTCCCACATACGCACTCGCAACCCATTGATAGGACCGCCTGGTGATCTTGCTATATTTAAAGGACCGTAATCGTGGTGCTTACTGATAAGTAAGTTACCTGCTGCATCCATAACAGCCCACATATTGGAGATGAACTCATCATCTATTCTCTTATCTTTGGTGGTGCGATCTCCACCGTTCCCTTGTCGTAATCTATCTTGACTATAGAGATCCCTAAGGTCGCCAACCATTCTGCTAATACCTTCAGGTCCGAGTTCTTCATACATTAGGTACTCCAATTGTCCGTTTTGTCTCTTCTATACCCTTTGCTAAGTATAGATCATTGAGGTCTAATCCAGCCGGAAGCGACACGATTGTAGAGTTCATTACCTCCTGAGCTACCCTCCTTGAAAACTCTGCCCCAGGATTAGAGCCATCATCTTTAAGATCATTATCACCAATAATATAAATCTTGCCATAGCCCCAACACAGTGTCCTAGTACTGTTATATACGGTATAGATAGCCACCCTTGGTAGTTCTCGTGGGTTGCAAAAGGTTCCTTTATGTAACCTAATGAGTACTGGTCAGCTATCTCTTTAGAGATCCCACGACCTTCTAGAAATGCTACCGCTTCTTCGTTTAGATCTTTGTTGTATTGCACTGCCGCTTCCAGTGATGATTTCAATTGCACGGGCGAGAGCATCTTTGAACTCCATATTCTCTTTGATACTAATAATGTTTACTGCGTTGCCACCCTTACCGCAAGTATGGCAATAGTACAAATTCTCCTGCGTATTTATTACTGCACTTCTCCTACTGTCGCTATGTAAGACACACCTTACAGAGCAAGCCCTGCCTTCTCTTACCTCACCGCCATAGTGGGCAACGATTACTCCTATGGGGATTGCGTTTGCATCAGTGGTGCCTTTGTACCTTTTCTTACGACCCACCCTGGACCAGTCTTGTGTTGACAAGCGCAGTCTCCTTTACATTCTCTGTGTAGAACCTCAGACCTATTGTAATTGTCCTTTGCATTTTCCTGCCCTGCTGACCTGCAACTTAGACAAATCATTTCTTATCCTCCAACCATTGCGTTAGATCCTGTATAACCCAAGCCTTATCTATTCCTGCGTTTCTTCTCTTAAATAATACATAAGATAAAGGCCTAGCAACGCCACGATGCTTAGCATAATTATCAGCTTCCTTTTGCGCTTCATCCCAGAACTCCTTTAGGTTCAACTTCTTAGTATTCTTTAACTCAAAGACAAAGGTTTCACCGGCAACTATAACTACTAGATCACCCTCATCCTCACTACCTGATAAGCGTAAGCGTTCAGCCACTACGCCCATCTTTCTAAACCATTTCATTACATCAACTTCAAACTTAGAACCCTTTTGTTTATTGTACTTGGCTGACATTTAGCAGGCTATCCCTTCTGTGCATCTGACCTAGTGCATCAGCATCATTGATCTGACAGACACCATAGTTTACAAATAGAGATACATAATCTGAGCCATCTGCTGTATGTGGACCAAACCTATTCTTAACTACTGCCACCTGTAACTCACTGTTATAATTACTATAAACATAGTTAAGGGTAAGTATTAAAGCAGGTAGTTGAGATACCTTACCGTGAATAGCCCTACGGTGAGGTGGTTTATTCTCCTTACCATACTCAGACTGCTCTGAGACGTGGTGTAATACCATCACACAGGCCTCAGTCTTACGAGCCATATCGTGGAAGTCCACCATAATAGCTCGTAGTCCTGCCCATTCATTATCAGATTCAGCTACCACATTCATCAGGTTATCAACAACAATCAACTCTGGTGGAACTCCAAAGAGTTCAACATAAGCCTTGATCTCTAACTCAATATCATCTAATGATGGTGATGAGTCAAAGACAAACTGTATGTTGGACATACTCTCTAGGTGCTTGTCGTAGTAATGACGGTTACTATTCAAGTTTGTTTCCACCAGTAATTGACTGTGTCCTGATAAGTGAGAGGCTGCTCTCATCATCACTGTTGCTATGTCGGTATCAGCCGAGAAAAATAAAGTAGGAACCTTTGCTTTAACTGCATAGATAAGAGCAAACATACTCTTACCAGCATTGGGTGCAGCAGCAACCATACATACCTGACCTCTACGGAATTTGATCTGCCTCTTAGCAAGATCATTCCATACATCAGGTAATGGTGTTGCATTGGTATTACTACCACGCCACGCCCTATTTAAATTAAGCAACGTGTTCCTCTCTAGGTAAAGTAATACCTCTAAGCCTTCTAATTTTAGTTCTCTTTACTGCAGTAAGTCCGCCCCAAGTTCCAAAGCGTTCCTTTTGGATGCCCCACTCAGCACACTCTGCCAAGTGAGGACATCTATTACAAACATTAATTGCCTGTTGAGTATGGACTCTATCTCCGTTTTCTACTTCGGGATAGAAAAACTCCACACCTACTTCGGCACAAGCTGGGTTCTCATAAGTCCAAGGAACCCGCATTAGTTATCTAATCCAGACGGTTTCGCACTTGTCTACCGCACCTTTAGGTGCAGCACACATCCAACCTTTCCAAGGACCTTTCTGTCCTACGCCTGAGCGAAATGCCATTGAGCCGTGCTTACAATCAGGTGCTGCTCCATCTGGTACCACTGTGGTACCACCTAATGCTTTCTTAGCATAGGCAACTGCGCCTGCTGTTGATTGTGCAGTGGCACCAAGTGCAGTGCCGGTTGATGTTATTAGTGTTGATACATCAGCGATTGAGGTTAGAGATGCCTCTAACTCTGCTTGATTTGTCGCATAGATATTAACCAAAGTTCCATCAGCTAATCTATAGTTGATCTGAAACTTTGTGCTTTCCGATGCAGCCATTTACTTACCTCCATTATGTTTGACAGATAATCGTAGTGATTCCTGTCCTTGTTTCTTTGGTACAAAGCCGAGAAGTTTCTCAACCTCTTCGGCATCTACTGAACTACGCCCTGTGATAGTACTCCAAGATATGGATACACCACTGTTTGTTTGTCCAGCAAATCCTTCTAGTGCAGTCTTTAATGACTCACGCTCTTCTGTTAACTCTTTGATCTTTGCATCTAATTGTAAATATTTCAAGGCAGATGTGTCTACTTCAGGATTATCTATGAAGACTTCACCTTCCTTGATACGTTCTTTTTTTAGACCAGTACATCCCATCTCGCCTGTCTCATCAAAGTACTTGCAATAGAACTTGCAGTAGCTTTGATCACGCTCTGGCTCTGGGGCATCTGCGCTCTCTTTAATAGCAGATAGCCAGTTCAAGGCATCCTCTGCTAACTTTGGATCATAAGGTTCTGAATGAACCTTCACATCTCTTTCATCACCATCTCTGGCGATGGCTACTAGATTAACAGTTCTGGGTGTCCCCTTACCAGACTTGTCAAGCAAGTAGCCATATACCTGAACTTGCCAACGCTGTTGTAGCGATGGGAAGTAAGATAGATTTTTTACCTTAACGGTTTTCCAATCTATCACATCTCCTGTTTCTGGTATATATAAATCTATATGAGCCTTCATTCCATTGTATTCAACAGATGTTTCAACCCAATACTTTTCACCCTTTGGATCTGCAGTTGCAATTGCTTTCTCTATCTCAGCGTGAATAGCAGTACCCATAATAGCTGCAAGTTTTAATTCATTCTCATTGGTAATCTCTTGACCATTAAGGCGATACCAAACTTTCTTACGGCAACCACCTAACTCTGATGGACCTACCTGTGTTTGTTTAGATCTAGCCCTACCAGCATCCTTGGCTCGTAGTACCTCTAACAATAATTCTTTTGGATCGCTCATATGGACATCCATCCTTCATACTGTGCATCAGGATTGTCCTGTAGCCACTGTGCTCTCATCTTGTTTTGTTCCTCCCAGTTAACATC